ATTTTTAGGCGGTATACCCAAAGGCATATCCGTAACATTATCAAATGCTTCTTCACATAATGGGCAAAAGGAATTAGGCAATCTTCCACTTTTTAAAGTTGATCCACCCAATAATATCAAACCTGCCTGACTTAAATCCAGGGTTCTCTGACTTACTACTCCATAGACTATAGGTATTAGTTTAGTCTTACATCTAGGACATATACTACTCATATAGGGTTAGTATAGCAGTTCTTGGTATACCGTGGTATTTTTTGATATACCCCTTCAACTTGCATACCTGCCCAAAGTTGTGTATAATTGGATATAGAAGGGCTTAGAAACCCTTCTCTCCCCTCCCTTTCTGGGGGAGCAAGTCGTCCCTCCCTTTCTGGGGATGCGCTCCTGAGTATGAGCGATAAACTGCTCATCTCTCTTTATTGACAGACATACCCCCTACATGGGATAATTAAGGTATGAAACTAACTAATGAATATATCAAGGCAGAACTTATTAAGATCAATGAGTTATTAATATCAGGCTCTCTTCATGATGTAGATGAGGCTAGTCATATATCAGCAGGATTAATAGGAGAACTTAGTTCTTCTTGACATACCGCTGAATTTCTGATACACTGAAAGCACGTGGATTATATATCGTAGAAAAGTGAGAATAACATGAATCCAAAAATGACAATCGTAGGACGCTTAGGAAAAGATCCTGAAGCAATCGGCACATCAGGTGCTCGTTTTAGCGTAGTAACACAAGACCGTGTAAAAAATGACAAGGGCGAATGGGAAGACCGTGACACTACTTGGCATAGCATTAAGGCTTGGAAGACGCTAGGACAACAGGCTCTATCTACTTTAAAAAAGGGTCAAGAAGTAATTGTTTATGGAACATTCAGTGCAGATGAGTGGATTGATAAAGAAGGCCAGAAGCGTGTCACAAATGAGGTACACGCCGAAAGCATTGCCGTTACGGTATATACTTTATCCAAGATGAACACAACTCCTGTAAATGATCCTTGGGCCAAGGAAACAGTAAACGCATAATGTTTGACGATGATGCCATTGAGTGGAAGACGAGGCGTATTGATAACTCTCGTCCTCCACTTCGGTGGATAGCAAACCTAGCGGGACATTTTGCATCAGGTGCAATGGGCCGTATGTTTGATAAAGAAGAAGATGGCGTAGGTTCTTCTTTTAGATATGAAGTAGATAAAATTATTTGGGACAAACTTTGGCCTATTTATGAAAAATATGGCACGGTATATGAAATGAAGTTTGAGGAAGATAATGAATGAACAAGAACTAAGAGATAAGATAGCCAAAGAAATTCAAGACTTTGATTTAAGTGAGGGTAGCAATATTCATTTAAATGCTTTAGGTATGAAAATGATTGCTGTAGAGATAGCAAAAGGAAAGTAATAAACCATATTGCCCCGCAAAGGGGCAAATGGTGGTTTTATTGTTCTATTTTGCGTCGAACTTGATGGGGTATAATTGATAATATGCCAGAGTTAAATGCCAATATACCGCCGATTGAATGTTATGTCCGTGGTAATTTTTTACGGAACCAAAAAGATGGTCACGATCAATACTTTCCCTGTGTGATCTTTGGCGTATCCAGTGTGCCAAACAGAAGCCCTTTGTTTCATTTTATGATGGAAGATGGCGGTATCTGGTGGAGAATGCCCATTAATGCTTTCTGTACTGAACCTGGTGTTAAAGAAGAAGATATACATAATTTAGTATTGTGGAATTCGTTTAGTCCTTTTGTTACCGTCACAAAATTCTCAAACCTTGCAAACCTTCGTATGTTTTATATGGATAGAACTAAGACTAAGATATCTGGTAAGTATCTATTTACTTTGGATTGGTATAGCGGAGATGCAAACAGTCTTGATGATGGTTACTCTGAAAATCCTGGTCAACATAAGTGTGGCCATGTTATTGAGCGTGATGATGGTAACTTTGCTATTCAGCCTAATAATCGTATCTTTGCCTTAGAACCTTCATTTACTACTAAGACTGGTAAACCTGTGATACATCGCCTTATCAATACCCGCAAATGGGATGTAGAAGATGCTGCCAAGTGGACCACAGAAGATTCAGATGCCTATCACTATGATATATCTAATATGGAAAATGAAGGTGGCCCTGCAGTTGATGAGATGCGCCCAGTAGTTAAAAAGGCTTTTGATCAATTATTGGCTGATCCAAATACTGATGTAATTATGGAAAGATTAAAGTATATGGAAGATAATGGTATATGAGAGAATCTTTTGAATTCCCTGAAACTTTAAGCGAAGTAATTTTAGTTGTACAAACATTATCTCCAACAAAATGGTTGCTTGTAGATAGAGAAACTGGACAAGTGTATCAGGGTAGTCTTTCTGGCAACTGGGATAAGTTAGAGCCTAAACAAAGATGAATAAACTGGGTGGGTTTGGTCCTATATATGTAATTAATTTGCCACGTAGAACTGATAGGCGTGAGCATATGGAAAAATTATTTAAAGATTATGATATAACTAATTATACTTTCATAGATGCTTTTGATGGAAAAGAAAATATTCATCAGCATATGTATGGAGGAGAAAGAAAGAATGACAAGCCTGCAAAAAGAGCAGAAACTGCTGCCTGTATGTCTCATCTTAAAGCCATTAAGCATTGGTTAGATACTAGTGATAGTGAGTATGCTTTGTTTGCAGAAGATGATCTTTCTATGGATACCGTTCAATATTGGCCATGGACTTGGCAAGAATTTCTAGATACAATATATTTTGATTACGATGTTCTACAACTTTGTTTAACACAGTTTAATCAAAAGAAATTGTCAATGCATAAAAGATATAGGACAGACTACAGCGCTGGGCTCTACATGTTAAAAAGATCTCATGCACAAGCAGTCACTGATAGGATGATTATTGATGGCAAATACAATGTCAACATAAAAAGAGATGATGTAATAGTAGATCACGGCGTTATTATGGGCGGTACCAATAGAGCCTATGCCTGTGGATTATTTACATATGATGTTTCTATGCCTTCTGATATCAACCCATCTGGGCTTAGACTACACACTAAGTGTAGAGATTCTGTGATCACCTTTTGGAAACAAAATAAAATGTCACTCAAAGAGTTCATTGACTAATGACATTTTGTTTGGTATCATAGAGTAATGAAAAAAGAAAAACTTCCAGACTTAAGAGATCCAAGAACATTTCTTAAAGAAATTATTATTGGTGCATTTATTCTTGGTTTTATTATAGGAGCGCTAATCGCACAATGACAGAGAAAAGTTTTTTAGATGAGTTAACAGAAGATCAGCGCAATGAGGTGTGGAAACTACTTGTGTACACTATAAAAGAAATGCGTGAAGAGATTGCAAAAGAAATTGAGAACACCGCAGCAGATTGGAAAGTGGCTGGTAAGATAAAAAGTCGTAACACATTAAAAGCATTTAAAGAAGCAGCATCTATATCAAGAGGGGTAGAAGATGAAAATAACTGAAGAGGCAAAGAAAAAGATTGTTGAATTAATGGAAGCAAATAAAAAGATAATGCCAGAACATACTTTCTTTTTAAGAATTACTGCAGATACTGATGCAGATGATAATCTAAAGCAACAGACATACTTTGATTATGAGACAAGACCAAATGATCGCTTGTTAAGATTTAAAGATTTTGATCTTAGAATAGATGAAGAGTCTTATCCACACTTAAAATATGCAACACTAGAATACTATGATGAAGAAAATAAGACGGGATTCTTTTTAGATAATCCTGAGTTTCATGGTCACTCAGGTGAAAATGTGATTTGATTTTTCCAGCCAATAGGTGTATAATGGTTGGATGGACAAGGGTAGAGTTATAGTTTGTGATTTGTGCAATAAAGAAATTGAAGTGCGTTGGGGGATCTTTGCTCATCAGACACTTTCTCGTCACTTAAAGGAGCATGGCAATGGCCAAGGGTAAACCAAAAAAGATAGTAGACAAACCAACATCTGGACACAGCAATAAAGAAACAGTTAGTATTGGTTGGTGCGATAGTGGAATGGTAGAAGGAAGATTTGCCACAGGAATTATTGCAACAATGACAGAAGGACAGAAGGCTGGAATTAATGTAGTAAACCATCTTCGTGTAAATGGTAATCAAATTGCTAGACAAAGACAAGCATTGTTTGATGCATGGGAAGCAATGGGAACAGATTGGTTATTGTGGGTTGATTCAGATATTATTGTTACCCCGCAAGTTTTCAAAATGATTTGGGATACAGCAGATAAGATTACGAAGCCAGTAGTTTCTGGATTATATTTTGTAAGCAATGAAAACGAACAGACTTTAATGGAGCCTTTGCCTGCCATGTATATGGAAACAGGCGATGAATTCTTAACTCAGCCAGTTCATCCATTTCCACAAAATCAAGTAATACCAGTAGATATTACTGGGTTTGGATTGATCTTGATGCACAAGTCTGTTATTCCAAAAGTAAAAGAGATAGCACAGGGACACTCTGTGTTTGGAGAGAAACAGAATCCTGGCAAAAAGTTTGTTAGTGAAGATGTTGCATTTTGTCGTTACCTAAAAAAAGCGGGTATTCAAATTTATGTCCATACTGGTGCAGTAGTTCAACACATGAAGACATTCTCGTTTGACTTCAACTACTACTATGTATATTGGCGTGGGGTACAAGATAAAATAGTTAACAGAAAGCCTAGACCAGGTGAATCCCAACCAAACAAGCCAAAAGAGTAATTGGCTATGCCCTTGCAATGGCTGTGTTAAAGCCAGAAAGCAAGCATTTAAAGAGGTAGCAGACATACTTGAAGGTGGCGGTGATGCCTACTCCAGAATACATGCTATTAAAAAACTAATAGACAATGCTATAATGGTTAAAAAGGGGTAATCTTGGCTAAAATTGCTTTTCTGGGTAACTTTCAGGTTGACTATAGTAGTGAGACCCATCATGTTAAGTCTTTGGAATCTATTGGGCATACCGTCGTAAAATTACAAGAGCGCCAAGCAACTGCTCAAGAAATCTACAAAGAAGCATCTAGGTGTGATCTTTTTGTATGGGTACACACACACGGATGGAAGACTCCTGGAAATACAGGAATGGATGTGGTTCTTGCCAAGTTAAATAGACATGGTATACCAACAATGACATATCATCTTGATCTTTGGTTTGGTTTACGCAGACAGCAGGATTTAGAAAAAGATAACTTTTATAAAACAATTGGTCACTTCTTTACAGTAGATAAACTAATGGCCGATTGGTTTAATAAAAATACAGATGTAAAAGGCCACTTCATACCTGCAGGGGTATATGATAAAGAATGTTACATACATAAAGATTACGATCCAAATAGATTTGATCATGATGTTATATTTGTTGGAAGCAAAGGGTATCATTCAGAATATCCGTACAGACCACAACTAATCGATTATCTAAGAGAAACCTACGGTAAAAGATTTTTACACGTAGGTGGCGATGGAGATACAGGAACTATCCGTGGTGATAAACTAAATAAGATTTATGCTCGTAGCAAGTTGGCAGTTGGTGATAGTTTAAATATTGATTTTAAGTATCCATATTATACAAGTGATAGACTGTTTGAGAGTACTGGCCGTGGTGGATTTACTATTTATCCTGCAATCAAAGGTTTAGAAGAATTATTTTCAGAAGATGAAATTGTTTTTTATGAGCATGGAAATTTTAATGACTTAAAGAATAGAATTGATTATTATCTTTCTCATGATGAGGAAAGAGAAGCACTTAGAATTCGTGGTCATAACAAAACTAAGTCTGCTCATACCTATGTACACAGATGGCAACAAATTCTTAATGATTTGGGTGTAAAGTGAACTGTTTAGTTACTGGCGGTGCAGGTTTTATCGGATCTAATTTAGTTGATAGATTGCTTGAACTTGGATATAAAGTAACATGTGTTGACAACGAATCAGCAGAATGTCATGATCAGTTTTATTGGAATGAGGGCGCAAGTAACTATAAATTAGATATATGCAACTATGATGAAATAGAGTTAATTTTTAAAGATATAGATTATGTTTTTCATGTTGCATCAGATGCACGAATACAGCCAGCAATTTTAAATCCTAAAAAGTCTATAGAAAATAACGTTCTTGGAACATTAAATATGCTAGAACTATCAAGAAAATATAATGTAAAAAGATTTATATATTCAAGCACATCTTCTGCTTACGGAAAAAAATCTTTAATACCAAACATAGAAACACAACCTTCTGATCCACTGACTCCCTACTCTACTGCAAAAGTATTTGGTGAAAACTTATGCAGAGTTTATAATAACTTGTATGGAGTTGAGACTGTGTCTTTTAGATACTTTAACGTTTATGGCAATAGACAACCACTTAAAGGTCAGTATGCTCCAGTGATTGGATTATTCCAAAAACAAAATAACAACAGTGAGGCATTAACAATTGTTGGAGATGGCACTCAGAGAAGAGACTTTACCCATGTTTCTGATGTTATAGAGGCAAACATCCTTGCCTTATCAATGACCTCTGGTTTTGGAGAAGTTTATAATATTGGATATGGAAGAAACTATTCTATCTTAGAAATAGCAAACATGATTTCAGATAATATTGTTTTTATACCGCCTCGCCAAGGTGAGGTAAATGAAACTCTTTCATATACTGAAAAGTATAGAATTAAGACAGGTTGGACACCAAAAATATCAATAGCAGATTGGATAAAAAATGGTTGAAATGGTAAAAGCAACTTTAAATGGAGAGTTTGAAATAACTTTACCAAAGCATCGTGCAGACAGACCAGAGTGGTATACGGAAACTGGTTGGGAAAGAAATAGATTACGATCAATGCATGAGAACCTTGGGCCTGGAGATATAATTTATTATGTTGGTGGAGAAGAAGGTGAGATGGTTGCCCTTTGTCAGATTTGGGGAGCAAAGACGGTAATCTTTGAACCAAATCCAAAAGTTTGGTCACATTATCCACTTTTATGGGAGCATAATAATTTAGAAAAGCCAATTGCAACAATTCCTGGTTTTGCTTCTGATAAGAATAATAAACTATTAAAAATTTATCGTGATTCATTTCCACCAGAGGCTGGCTCAGTTATTGATGCTGCACATGGATTTAAAGAATTACATAACGAAGGTAATAGATATGGCCAAGTTACTATTGATTCTTGTGTTTATGATCATGGTTTGCCAGCCCCAACAGCAATTACTCTTGATGTTGAAGGTAGCGAGTGGTCTGTTTTGCATGGCGCAGAAAGAGTATTGAAAGAATATAAGCCAAAGATATGGTTGTCTGGTCATCCAGAATTTATGATTATGTATTGGAAACAATATTTATATGATTTAAGATATTGGCTATGGGGGCTTGGGTATAAGGAGACCCTCTTAGATTATAAACATGAGGTTCACCTTTATTATGAATCAAATTAAAACATACATATATTCAACTAATCCATCAGACTCAGCAAATGGTAAATGGGATTATGGTTTACTCAAAGAAACATTTGAGAAGCATAAGGTTGAACAGGTTGTAGTAGATAACATTCCACAGACAGATCGTGCTTTTGTTGTTATTCCTGGACAAGGAAATGCGGGGGCAGAAGAAAAAATAAACCAACAACTATCTAATATACAAAGAGTACTTTTATTTATTACTGGTGATGAGTCTGCTATGTTCAATGTAGATAAAATAAAGCATTCCAATATTAGTATTTGGATTCAATACCCTCACAAAAAACATGAAAAATATAATAGATTTTTTATAGGTGTTCCACAGCATTTAAAACAAAATCTTCCAGCCTATCCTAGCAAGAAATATGACGTTTATTTTGGTGGACAGATAACTCATCAACGCCGTAAACAGTTAGCAGAGGCTATGCCAAGCCTTCAAAATGCCCTTTATAAGCCCACAGAAGGCTTTGCACAGGGAGATACACCCAAAGACTACTACCAACACCTTTCTACAGCCAGAATCGCCCCGTGCCCCGCTGGAGCACAGGTTGTTGATACCTTTAGATTTTTTGAGGCAATAGAAATGTTGGCCTTACCTATTGGAGATCTTATAGATTCAAAGGGTATAGAAAGTGATTATTTTCATTATATATATCAAGCAGATATGCCTATAGTAAAGGTTAAAGATTGGAATATTTTATCTGGTATGGTTCCAGAGTTAATTAATCAATACCCTGCAAATATGCACAAAGTAGTATGCTGGTGGATCAAGTACAAAAGAGACTTTGGCATAAAAATAATGGAGCAAGTAAATGAATAAAAATGACATAACAATTGTATTAGTAACTTCTGTATTGCCAAGTCATCCAGACACGCATATTATTGATGAAACTATTAGTAGTATTAGATCTCATTTTCCAGATAATGAAATTATTTTACAGATTGATGGATTAAGGGATGAGCAAAAACATCGCAAGGATGCGTATGATGAATGGAAAAATCGTGTGCTTTGGAAATGTATGCATCAATGGAAAAACGTTCTGCCATTTGTATTTGAAGAACATTGTCATCAAACAACCATGATGTCAAGAACTATTAACGAAATAATAACACCTATTCTTTTATATGTTGAAGGAGATGCCCCGCTGGTTCCTGATAGGCATATAGATTGGGACAAATGTTTGTCAATGTTATCTAGTAATAGAGCATACACAATTAGATTTCACTTTGAAGAAACTATTCCAGTGGAGCATAATCATTTAATGCTAGGTCACGAAGATGATTTTATGAAAACAATTCAGTGGAGTCAACGACCACACCTTTCTTTTGTAAATTACTATAAAGAAAGTGTGCTCAGATTTTCAAAACAAAACTTTTTTATTGAAGACATTTTCCACGGTGTGGTTCAAGATGATTATTCTACATATGGGAATGCTGGTTGGAACAGACATAAACTTTGGATATATTATCCAGATGGTGGAAATAAAATAAAAAGATCTTATCACTTGGACGGTAGAGAAGGAACTAGAAAGTTTACTTCAGATGATGATGTTTGGGGATACAAAGAATGAGATTGGGCATTATTGCAAGATCAGACAACACGGGTCTTGGAAACCAAACAAGAGATTTGGTTACAATGTTAAATCCTCATAGAATTATGCTCGTAAACTCTATGAACTTTAATAGAAATAAACAACATCCAGAGTGGTATAACGGATATGAATGTTTTCATGTTCGTGGATTACCAAGAACTGGAGATTTAGAGCCCTTTATTCGCAGCGTTGATATTGTTTTAACTTGTGAAACATTTTATAACAATAGTTTTATTGAACTTGCAAGAAGAAGAAATGTAAAAACAGTTCTTCAATATAATTTTGAGTTTTTAGAGTATATTCATAATCAAAAATTAGCATTTCCAGACATCATGATCGCTCCTAGTTTGTGGAACTATGACAAAGTTGCAGAGATTTCTGAAGGCAAAACTAAATTAATTCATCTACCGCCACCAACTAATACAGCAATATTTGATAATGTTAGAAAAAATAATCTATCAAAAAGCCATGGCAGGCTACTGCATGTCGCTGGCAATCCAGCAACAAAAGATCGTAACGGAACACATAGTATATTAGACATGTTAAAGTATTCTAAAACAGATTATGAACTTGTTGTTACTGCTCAGAAAGACCTAGGAATTGTTCCTAAAGACTCTAGATTAAAGATAGTAGTGGGAAACTCAGATAATAGACAAGACCTTTACTCTGGGTATGATGCAATGGTTTTGCCTCGTAGATATGCAGGCTTATGTCTTCCTATGAATGAAGCACTTATAAGCGGATTGCCAGTTTTTATGACAAATATATCTCCAAATAACACAATACTTCCTCAAGAGTGGCTTGCAGCATCAGAAAAACATGATGAGTTTAGAGCAAGAACAACTATTGATGTTTATAATGCGGATCCAAAACATTTAGCAAAGATTGTAGACAACTATATGCACTCTAGAAAGAAAGATGAGATTAAAGAACAAGCAGTTGAAATAGGATTTAAAAACTTTGCCATGGAAAATCTAAAAGATAAGTATCTTGATATATTAAAATAGGGCGAGTCCATTTCTAGACCCGCCCCATTATGACTAACTAAATTACTTAGCAGCCTTCTTCTTTGCCTTTGCAGACTTTAGAGCCTTATCAACGGCTGCTGCTGCTGGCATACGACCAAATGCTGGATCGTTTGGATTAACTGCACGTGCTAGTACTGGGATAAGCGCTCCTACGAGTGCTGCCCATAGATCCTTTGGATCTGTTACTCCTGCAACGTATAATGCTGATGCTGCACCTACAACTGAACGGCCATATGATGCGAGCATTGCCTTGTGTTCTTTTTTAAGTTCCATTTTTTCCTCCTAGGATAGAACCTTTATTAGTATAGCATAACCAGCCCAAAGGCCAATAATTCCTGCGACTCCCGCAAAAACTGGTGGCGCTGGGACTGGTAATTTGAATGCTGCGAATATTGCGCCACATCCAAAACCTGTTAACACTGACAAGATTATTTGATTCAAAACTTTTCCCCCTTGTTTTTAGCATCTGGATCTGTTTCAGGATTGTCTAGAGGAGTTGGTGCGGTAGCCAAAGCACCACATTCATGACACTGAATATCTAAATGGTACATTCCTACAGTATAGGTGTCAGGATCAAAAGAAACAAGTGCTCTAAACAAAGTTCCACCACAGTTTGGACATACACAGGTTGGAATTCCTCTAGCGTCTATCATCTGATTCTTCTGGTAACATCTTTTTTAATTCAGTAAATTCTTTTGATATTTTCTTTAAAGCCTTGTCATGAGGAGCCACTACACCTTCAACAGCAGCGCCATATCTGTTGTAATAATCTAGTTGTGGCTCTACCTCTTGTATGAACTTTGACAATGCTTTTTGAACATCTTCAATATAATCAAATGCCCAATCACGAGAATCTGAGAGAAACTTTATAAAATTCTCTTTATGTATGTCTTCTTCTGTTTTAGTTGGTTGGGTTTCAACTGCTTCTCTTAGTGTATTGTATGAGACAAATAGTTGAGCAAATCCCTTGTTTACAGAATTTAATTTTTGTGAAACTGAAAGGTATGCTATTAAAAATGATATAGAAAGTATGCTTAAAACGACCAGAGCAAACTCCATGCTAACTCTTTTCTCTCAAGACTATTGTACTCTCATTATCAGAATTTGTCAAACCATACATTTTCTTAAAATCAAAGCCTATAAGTTTCTCGTATGCCTTTAAGTGTCTATAATTTCCAGCGCCAAAGGTTCCTTTTTCTATACCGCATAAAACACGTTTTTGTTTATCCTTTGAAATATCTTCTATTTCTTTCCATGATAATTTTCTTATGTTGCGGTCTTTCCATATTTTTTTATAGTTACCACGGTGATAAAAATGATGAAGTATTGTGACACTTGGGGAATAAATGTCCCATCCTCTTGTCCAAGCCCTCATAGCAAAACATATTTCTTCTCCAAAGAATGATATCTCTGGATCGTACGGAACTTCTTCTACAATGCTTCCAAGAGTAAAAACAAAACCAGCAAGTATGGTGCTTGAAAATTCTGGATAGGATTTATTCTTGTCGGACAGTTCAACTCTTTTAGCCGTCCACTCATTTCTCCTGTTTAGGCTTGGCACTTGTTTAGTTGCATATGGGGGCTTATCTTTATCTTTTGTAATATAACTAATTACATTATTTGTTTCAACATAAAATCCTGGTGGAAAATGAGATAAGATTACGTTTTTATTCTTAGAAATTTCCTGAGCCTTTTGTAATTGACTAATGCACATTATGTCCCAATTCTTTTCAAAGATTGTGTGAGAATCAATCTGCAGATAATAGTCTTGTCCAGAATAAAGGGTCATTGCTTTTGCCCTTGCAAAACCTGCACCTCTTGCTTCTCTTGGATGCATGGTAACAATGTTAGAATTTTTTAACCAAGATAGGTCTGGAATTTCTTTATCAAAGTCTTGTATCACTAAACCAAAATATATTTCATTTAGTTTTGATGCATTATCAATAGCAGACTTAATAGTTCTGACCAACTCAGGATCACGATAACTTGCTATTGAAACAAAGATGCTCATCTTTCCTCGTGAGTTACCCAATAATATTTGCAGGTATTGCAACAAGGATGATTATAAAGACTGTGCTTTGCATACCCAAACTTTGCATAATACAAAGGATCTTTATCAAATAAGTTTGCTTTATGTGTAGTAGTTAGTCTCATAACTTTGATTGTATCGTCCCAGAAAGAAGGTTTGATTTCTCCCCATTGACTCCAACACATATCTTTTAATCTATTAAGATTGGCTTCATTATTTTCTGTACGAATACCTCGCAATTTTGCTTCACGAACCATTGCCTGTACGTATTGCCACAGGCCACGCTCATAGCCTTTCCACATAAGGACAGCAGGATGATTGCGCCATCCACCCGTAGGAGACTTTCCAGACAACACATTTAAAATTTGATAACACTCCAATATTTGTTTATTAAGACGCTTGTTGTCAAGCCAACGTGCCGTTGTTATTGCGTTTACAGATGGTAGAAAAGTTTGCATTATTTCAATGGCTCCCTAGTTACTAACACAATTGCGCCTTCCATTTCTAAAGCCTTCTTGACCATGGCTACGTACTTGACTGCAGCAAGTTTTTCATCATGTGTCATATTTATAAATGATCTCTCATCTAATTTTATCGTAAGAAACAGGTCATTGTCAATAAGATCAACACCGAAATTTTTGGGTGCAGATATAGAATGAAAAGCCCTACGCATATCATTTGTATACACAATTACTCCATTGTTAATGCTTGCCAAGTATAAGACCAATCTTTTTTAGTCTTATGATTATTAAATTCTTTAGATATTTCTCCACCTTCTAGATAAATACCGCCCCAAACGCCCCACTCTTTACCAGACACACCAACAGCAAAACATTGTCTTGCTACTGGGCATGTTCTACAAAGAGCATCTACAAATTCTCTCGATTCTAAATTCTCTTCATAGTTATCAAAAAATATATTTGTGTCAGATCCAAGACATTCAGCATTATCTTTCCATAAATGCTGTTTCATGGCTTATCCCTTATACTTGTTCGGAATATCCCATCCATTGCGAGTAACTGTGTAAATGCGCTGAACATACCAGACTCCATTTACCCTAACCCCATTGACGGCAGTACGACCTGCTTCAGAACGTTTGCGATCTGCTACATCCCAACCAACCCAATAAAGGTTGTTGTTGCGAGCAACGATCTTTTCCATTCTTTCTAAATTACTTACAATCATTATTTCTCCTAATACCTAAAAATTCCTACTTCAACATTTTTTAATTCTGCCTCAGCAACTAACTTAGAAACAGCCTGCTTTGGTTTACTTAAAAATGCAAAGTAATTTACATGCTCCATGTTTTCTCTAACCCAAGAAGTTGGTACTTTGTAGTTCTTTATCTTCATTCCACGAGCCTTCATTCCACGCTCTGAGAGATTACAGAATTCTAAAACCATAGAATTAATTTTTGCTGGACCAGCAGAATAGATATGAAATTCTGTATCATCCTTGCTCATGCCAGATAGGGCAACCCCCATAGCACGAATGAATACGTTATAATCACTAAAGTCATTCGTTCCCTGAACTACCACTATCATTGTTTTTCCCCCTACCTAAATTATCCAATATAAAGAGCATTTTGTCAAGTTCTTTCTTTGGCATATTTTCTATGTCTACAGGCACAGCCGTTTCTTCAATAATGTTTCCATTTTTTGTTTTGGCGGTATAAAAAATACTATCCTTTACCCAATAAGCATCATTATCTAATACAATAATTTTGATCATATGTTTCTCAGTATGTTTTCTAGACTGTGACATTACTGGCAGTCTTTCAAACAACCTCTTAGGAATATAGTCTTTTATGATTTCATGAATAGAACTTTGACTATATTTCATTTTTGCTAAAGATCTTTTTTTATGTGCCTTATTAAATTTTAATACAATAAAAACAAATGCCAATGCTAATGTTGTAGCAATAACATTTTCCATTATATTCAACTACTCAGATTTTGTTTTTGTTGTTTTAATTGCTGGAACTGGCGCAGCCTGATTAATAACTAATTTGTTTAACTTCAATTGAAGTTGTAAAACTTGAAATTCTAGATCAGATGCTTTTTGTTTATAGAAGTTAACTAATTGTTTAACTTCATCAATACCCAAGTCTTCCATTACCTACCCCCTTTTTGTGCTAAATGCAGAACCCTCCCAGGCCTTTTCCGCTTTGCGCTTTTCACGCTCTACGATTGCACGAGACCAAGAAAATCCTGCGTCTCCACCCCAAGCATCCCACATAATCCTACCATTTGAAGGATCACTATTATTATAGAAGTCTTTTCCCTTTTTGTCAACTTCATGACGAGAAAAGAAAGAAAACATTCTTTTTACAGTAGATAATGACATTGATCTACCAGCAACAATATCTGTGGCACGACCCCAACCAACTGGGGTTCCCGCACCTTTTGCCTTGCCCTCTTCTTTCCAGCGAAGAGCACGACGTGCTGCTGATTTCATACCAGATGTAGGAGTGTATGTCTCTGCCTTATGAACATCTGATGGTTGTACTACTTTTGTTCTACTTTCCATTTTTTTTCTCCCCATATTTTCCAAGAACCGCTTTTAAGGTTCCATCTTTACGAAGTCTGACTATCATACCGTCTTTAATTTGCACGGTATTAAAACCATCATGTCTTTTAAATTTTCCAGATGACATTATTTTTTAAACGGATTCAAATCAAAAGCAGATCCGCCCCATCCATTATTGTTTTTTTGTATATTTTGTGAATCAGAAAATAAATTTGTAACTCTGGTAGGCTTATCAACCTCTTTAGCAAATTCTTCAAACATAGATTTCTTTGTTGATCTTGGGTGTCCTTTTGGAAACAGATCTAAGTCAAATGGTTTTCTTGGGAACTTTCCACGCAGACCAGCCATAAAAGCATTAACTCTTCCCATAGCCCATTGTTCTGCACTTGCAACACTTCCACGAACAGAAGATGGGTTAGTTCTATATGCACCAATTCCACGATTATAAACCTGTCTTAGGGCTCCAACTGTAATTCTTTTGTCGCCTTCTTTATTTTTATTATAAGCATCTGCCAACTCTTGCAATCTTGCTGACGAAACCTTTTCCATTTCCTCGTCCATGTCATACATTTTTTCATTATCTATTGGCTCTGAAGAAACTCTTAAAGAACTAAATGGTTTAACAACTCTTCTATCAGTTTTTGTTCTTTTACCTTTTTCATTAGTAGCATATACCCTTACAACTGCTACTGGGTTATCAGATGAAGCCTCAACACTTTCATTTGTTCCAGGAAGTTTTATTTTGCCAGATCTTTCTATTCTTTCTACAACACCATGGGCTGACTCTGTTTTGTCTGGTGGTTTTGGAACTGCAAATGTCACATGGTCCCCAACAGAAACACTCTCTGCCTTACCCAATTCTTGATTAATCATTCTTCTACGTGCTTCTTCAATTTCTTTATCTTCTTCCGTCATTTCTCTTTCTGAGTTTGCATCTTGATATGGTGCATTTGCAAGAGTGCCTTTTGATACTGGAACACAATTAGGAACCATTCTTCCATCTTTTTCCTTCATTCCTCTCTGTTCATAACCAACCCAACAAGCCTTAGTCATGTTATCCCATTTATCTTCATCTTCATTTTCTGAATGATAAGATTTCATTGTTTCCTCTGCGTCCATTTCGTGCTCCTT